AACCCTGCGACCCAACTGGCCGCGCGCGACCTGCATCATCAAGGGCAACACCGCCCGCGTTTCCTTCAGCATTGGCCCCGAGACCGACACGGACGGGCAGGAGATCGAGCCGGTCGAGTTCCCGGTCGTTCGCACCCCGCCAAACATCATCAGCAAGGCGCTGAAAGCCTTCAACAGCCGGGACCAGAAGGCCGAGCGGCAGAAGGAACTGGCCCCGGTCGGCACCCCGGACGGGCGCCCAAAGCAGCCCGCAGCTGTCTCGCGCCGGCCAGCGCCGCAGCCCGAACAGCCAAAACCGCCCAAGGCAAAGATGCGCCGATGATCCTCCACACGATTGCAAAGATGAAATCGCCCCTTTTTGGCGGCAAGCTGTTTGTGATTTTCGGTCGCAACTTCCGCCGCATCCCGCCCGAGAAGCGGCTGCACCTCCTGAACCAGGCGCTGCGCCAGATCCGGGCTGAATACGACCTCGCAGCCGAACACCACCGGATTGAGAGGCGGGACGAGGACGTTCGGAACGCTGAGGCCCTCACGGCATCCGTCAACTGAAAGGCTAGCCCATGCTGTTCCAGACTTTCACAGCGACGGGAACGTCGCAGCCCTTCATTGCGCTTCGTGGCGGGGTGTCCATCACCCTTTCGATGACCGGGACCAACTCCCTCACCATCGAACGCGAGGTGGTCAAGGACACGTGGGTTACGTGGGGGTCAGCCATCACGGCGGCAGGCACCACGGTCAAGGCATGGGGTATCGATTATGTCGATCCCGTCTCTCTGAGGCTCAACCTCGGAACAAAGGACACAGGCAACGTCGTTGCCTATGTGGAAGGCGATTTCCTCGCTGACGAGTTCTCCAGCATTCAGGGCAATTTCTCCCTGCTCGCTGAGGACGGCGAAGACCTCGTCACGGAAAATAACGAGTATCTTAACCTGGAGGCAGCCTGATGGGCTCGAAAATCTCAGACCTAACGGCCCTCACCGGGGCCAATTCCGCAACTGGCGACCTGTTCCCGATTGTCGATGTGTCAGCCGGCACGTCGGGCACAAAGAAAATCACTCTCGCCGAGGCCGAAATCGCCCTGCGCAATGCAGCCACCGCCGCACGCATCGTCAACCTCGCCGCTACGACGCTCACCATCACGCAGGCCCTGCATGATGGCCGCATCATCCGCCTCAACCACACAGGCGCCAGCTCAACCGTCACTTTGCCGGATGCCACCGGCTCCGGGATGGAGGTCACCTTCATTGTTGGTGCGGTCAACACCTCCAGCCACATCATCAAGGTTCCCGACGCCTCCAACGTGATCAAGGGCTCGGCCAATATCCTGGACCTCGACGGCACGTCGCAGGCCGCCTATCCGGCGACCGGCACCGATGACACGATCACCCTCAACGGCACGACCACAGGCGGCCAGATCGGTGACTGGGTCGAGCTTGTGGATATCGCGGCTGACACGTGGGCCGTCCGCGCTCAACTGACTGTCCCGGTCGGCTCCAACCCTGCCGATCCCTTCTCAGCCACCGTCTAAGCGTAGGAGTTACCTATCATGGCAAGAAACCTCGAACTGGACAGGCTAAACGAGAGCGTCAACCTCATGACGCCCGGCGGATCAGCCCGCACCCTCACCGCCGCCGACGCTGGAAAGATCATCCAGCTCGATACCGCAGCCGGGACAACCATCACCCTCCCGGCAGCAAACGGAACCGGCAACATATACGGCTTCGTCACGACCGTCCTCGCCACCAGCAACTCCCACAAGGTGCAAGTTGCAAACGGAACGGACGTGATGAGCGGCGCCCTTACCGTGGTGGACAACGCAGACGGTACGGCGACGAGCTTCGGATGCGTGGCAGCCTCAGACACGATCACGCTCAACCGCACGACGTCAGGCTCCGTCAAGATCGGCGGGGACCGCTTCTATGTGCAAGACGTGAAAGCGGGCTTCTGGTCCGTGTGGGGCGTCCTCACCGGCACCGGCGGCGAAGCAACTCCCTTCTCAGCAGCAGTAAGCTAACCCGCGACAACCTTCCCTAGCGGAAGGATCGCACAGCGAGGCCCTGACAATGGCCGATGAACAGCCTGTAAAAAAGAACAAGACTAGACGCATTGGAAAACCAGAGAACCTGACCAATGCGGGTAAGGGGCGCCCTCCCGGATCGCTCAACAAAACGACGACGTTGCTCAAGGATGCCATTCTCCAAGCTGCCACGCAGGCTGGTGGCCCGGGAGGCATGGCCGCATACCTGACCACGCAGGCCGCAGCTAACCCCGGTCCCTTCATGGCCCTTCTCGGCAAGGTGCTTCCCATGCAGGTCACGGGCGAGGGTGGGGGTGACCTCACCATCAAGGTCATCACTGGCGTAGCACGTGCCGACGATTGACCTCGGCTACCGGCCAAGGCCCTGGCAGACCGAGTTCCACAAGTCCCGCGCCCGCTTCCGTGTCGCTGTCATTCACCGGCGAGGCGGAAAGACCGTAGGGGCTATCGCAGACACCATCGACAGCGTCCTGCGTTGCCAGCGTCCCCGCCCACGCTTTGCCTATATCGCCCCGCTTCTGAGGCAGGCGAAGCAGACGGCATGGGACTACGTCAAGGATTTCGCGCTCAAGATACCGGGCACGACGGTCAACGAAGCCGAACTGCGGGCGGACTTTCCCAATCAGGGCAGGTTCCAGCTATTCGGGGCTGACAACTATGACGCCCTGCGCGGCATCTACCTGGACGGGGTCATCCTCGACGAGTTTGGGGACATGGACCCGCGCGCATGGGTGGAGGTCATCCGTCCTGCACTGGCTGACCGTGGCGGCTGGGCTATCTTCATCGGCACGCCCAAGGGCCGGAACGAGTTCCACCGGCTCTATGAGTATGCCCAACACGCAGAAGGCTGGCAGGCGTTCATGTTCAAAGCCTCTGACACAAAGCTACTGCCCGAAAGCGAACTGAGAGACGCCCGGGCCATCATGACGGTCGATCAGTACGAGCAGGAGTTTGAGTGCTCGTTCGATGCCGCCATTCAGGGCGCCTTCTATGCCGAGGAGTTCCGCCTTGTGGATGCCGACAAGCGCATCCGCAACGTCCCATGGCAGCCCAACCAGAAAGTCTACACCGCATGGGATCTGGGCATCGATGACGCAACCGCGATCTGGTTCGTCCAGATCGCCGGCCGGGAAATCCATGTGATTGACTATCTCGAAGTCTCAGGCGAGGGCCTGGCCGCCATCGTCAAGAAACTGGACGCCAAGCCCTATTCCTACGCCAAGCACCTGCTCCCGCACGATGTGGAAGCCCGCGAGCTTGGGACAGGCGAGACACGCCGCCAGACCCTCGAAAAGCTGGGTGTCCGCTCAGATGTCATTCCGCAGCAGACGGTGGAGGACGGGATTCACGCTGTCAGGATGATCATGCCGCGCTGCTATTTCGACCGCGAGAAGACCAATCGCGGCGTGGAATGCCTGCGTCAGTACCGGCGCGAGTTCGATGAGAAGCGCAAAGTCTTCAAGGATCATCCCCATCACGACTGGACCAGCCACGCAGCCGACGCGTTCCGCTACTTGGCCATGGGCCTTGATAGCCGGGCGAGGACGACGACGCCCAAGCTGGCCCTTCCCACCTTTGGCGCTGTCTGATGGCCTATAGCGACACATCCGCCCCCGATGCCGATGAGATGAAGCTGGGCGATGCCGAGCTTCTGTCCATCCTCAAGGCCGAGAAGCTCAACAGCGTCGGCTTCGAGAACGGCACGGAACTGGAGAAGAAGCGCAGGAAGGCGCTCGAATACTCAAAGGGCGAGATGAACGATGTCCCATCCCTGCCCAACCGCTCCAAGGCGGTGAGCACGGATGTAGCCGACGCCATCGAAACGGTCCTGCCTGACCTCATCGAGATATTCACGGGCGGGGAGGATGTCGCATCCTTCGATCCGCAGGGTCAGGAGGACGAAGAAGCCGCCAAGCTGGAGATGGAATACGTCCAGTACGTGGCATTCCGTAAGCTCAATGGCTGGCGCCTGCTCTATACGGCCATCAAGGACGCACTCCAGGTCGATACCGGCATCATCGAGACGTGGTGGGCTGACGAGGAAAAGACCGACGAGCAGACATTCGAGGGCATAACGGCCCCGCAATTGATGATGCTCGAACAGGACGGTTACGAGATCGTCGAGAAGAAGAGCCTCGGCCCGGCTGTGGATGGCATTGAGCTGTTCAGCGTCAAGGCGATGATGTCCTACGATGCTGGCTGCATCAAATCGGCCAATATCGACCCGAACAATCTCTCTGTTGCCCCTGACACAATCAACATTGCCGACGCCACCTATTGCGTGGTGAGGAGCTATCCGCGTGCTCAGAGCCTGATCGATCAGGGCTTTGACCCCAAGCTGGTGGCCAAGTTGCCGGACTATCCGAACAAGGGGGACGAGCAGACCGAGCTGAGCCGGGACCTTGCCAGCGAAAACGATGCCACGGCCGGCGGGGCGAGCAACAAGCTTCTCCGCACGGTCCAGGTGCTGAAGCATTGGGTCAGGATCGACGCCAATGAGGACGGCAAGACCGAGCTTTGGCGTATCCAGACGGATGACCAGTGCTCGATCATCCTCGACAAGCGGCAGGTAAACCGGATCGGGCTGGCCGTGGGCACGCCGTTCATCCAGACCCACCGCTTCTATGGCCAGTCGCTCGCTGACAAGCTGACGGAGATTCAAAAGATCAAGACGGCCCTTGTCCGCATGATGCTGGACTCGGGCTATTTCGCGATGAACCAGCGGGTCGAGATTGCGAAGGACCTTGCCTCGGAAGAGACCGTTGACGACGTGCTCCGCAATGAACCGGGCATGCCGATCCGGGTTCAGAAGCCGGGTGCGGTGACGGCGATCCAGGCTGGCCAGCTTGGCTTTGACGTGCAGACGGCGCTGGAATACGTCTCGACCATGGCCGAGCAGCGCTCGGGCATTGTCCGCAACGCGCAGGGGCTCAATCCCGACACGTTGCATGACACGGCCAAGGGCGCGATGGCGCTCATGTCGATGGCGCAGAAGCGGGTGAGGATGATCGCCCGCGTGCTGGCCGAAACGCTGGTCAAAGATTGGTATCTCAACATTCATGCGCTGAGCCGGACGCATAACGCGCGCCGGGAGAAGATCAGGCTGCACGGGAAAGCGCCTGTGGACATCGATCCGAGCACGTTTGGCGAGCGTGCGGACATGGTGATCGAGGTCGGCGTCGGCTCTGGCGGGCGCGAGATGGAACTGATGGTGATAGAGAAGATGCTGGGCTTCCAGTCCCAGGTCATCCAGATGCAGGGCGGGCTTAATGGCCCCATCGTCACCGCGCCCAATGGCTATGAGCTGCTGAAGCGGTTCACCGAGCGGGCAGGGTTCAAGAGCCCGGAGCTGTTCTGGACCGATCCTGCAACGGCCCCGCCGGAAGATCCCAAGCCTGATCCTGAGATGCTGAAAGCGCAGGCCGATGCGCAGGCTGCCGAGCAGAAGGCTCAGGCGGCAATGATGAAGGCGCAGGCCGATGCCGCCAAGATGGAGCTTGAGCGGCAGAAAATGGCCATGGAGAACGAGTGGGTCAAGCTCGAAGCCCAGAAGACGGTTTATGAGGGCCGCGCTTCTCAGCAGGAAGCGGAATTGCGGGCGCAGGAGACAGCGGCTCGCGAGCGCAATGACCAGCTCAAGATCGAGATGGACGCCCAGAAGGCCGCGGCGGACGTGCAGATCCGCATGGCCGAGCTTGAGATCAAGAAGGCGGAACTGGCGCTGAAAGAGCGTGAGCTTGGGATCAAGGCGCAGATCGAGTCCGAGCGTATGCGGCACGAGGCCGAGATGGGCGCGGCAGAGCGTGAGGCGCGGGCGAAAGAGCCAAAGCCTGAAAAGCCCAAAAGAGAGAAGCCGGATCGGAATGGCGAGGCTGTCGGCAAGGGGCTTGAAGCCCTGGCTGCTGCACTGAGCAGGCCGAAGATGGTTGCACGTGACAAAGACGGCAAAGTTACAGGGATTGAATAATGTCCAAGTCAAACGCGTGGGAAACCGCGCTGCTTCAACATGTTTTCAACAACGACAACGTGGCGAACATCGGCGACGCCACGGGCCTTCGCGGCTCGTCAACGGCGGGCTCGCTTTACGTGTCGCTGCACACGGGCGATCCGGGCGAGGCCGGCAACCAGACCACCAACGAGTGCGCGTATACGAGCTATGCGCGCGTTGCCGTGGCCCGCACGATAGGCGGATGGACGGTCTCGGGCAATGCGGTCACGAATGCGGCGCTGATCCAGTTCCCGCAATGCACGGGCGGTTCTGAGACGGCCACGCACTTCGGGATTGGCACGGCGTCGAGTTCAACGGGCGTCCTGCTCTACAAGGGCTCGCTTTCGGCTTCGCTGGCGATCAGCTCAGGCATTCAGCCGCAGTTCGCGGCTGGCGACCTTGACGGCACGGAAGACTGATGACGGCTTTCCGCTCTTTCAAAGAGCTGATTGACGCCGAGGAGGCTGGGCAAGCCACGCTGTTTGGCTGGCGGAAAGTCCCGACGCAGACGACGGGCTCGGGCATCTGGTTCGACCTGAGCATGTCGCCGGGCAATCCTGTCCCGAACTTCTATGCAGCGGCCCCGCTTGTGGGGAAGGCGCTGGCGCAATCGACCGATGGCGGGCTTTATCACGGCCCGACGCCGGGCGGCACGTACACGAAGCACCTGCGCCGGATCATGGGCCTGACGGTTACGACGACAGCGGTTCCGCTGCCCTGCATCCTGCTCGATTACCTGCTGTATTACCCATTCGTGGACATGAGCGTCACCGATCAACAGGACATGATCGTGGGCGATGCCCTGCCGCGCTACCCGACCGGGGCGGGCGTGCAGATCATGCCTGTTCTCGTGGCCTCGCAAATTGGCGGGGTGAGTTTCTTCGTGACCTACACCAATTCGGACGGCGTTGCGGGTCGGACCAGCGCGACGGTCACCTGCAACACGCAGACAGTGAACGGCACAATCGTCTCGACGGCGCCGGCAACGCTGGGATGTGCTGGTCCGTTCATTCCCTTGCAGGCTGGGGACAGCGGCGTGCGATCAATTGAAAGTTGCACGTTCCTGACGGGCGATGTGGGGCTGATCACGCTGGTTCTGGTCAAGCCGCTGGCATCGTTCTCGATCTATGACATCACGGCCCCGTCTGAGCGGGACATGATCCTCGATGGCGTTCAACTGCCTGAGATCAAGAGCGACGCTTACCTCAATCTCATTTGCTATCCGAGCGGCACGCTTTCCGGCGCGCAGATCATGGGCACAATAGAAACGGTCTGGAACTGATGGCTGGCTTTAGTTCTCTTGATAACCTCGTGACGAACGTCTCCAACTCGGGGAAGTTTTTCCGGGCGGATTGGAACAAGAACCACGCGACGGGTGGAACCGTGGTCGCGGGCTCATGGCAATTCCTGGCGGGTGGTGCGGGCAATCCTCCGGCCAACACGGCGCTGGGGTCTGGCGTCACGCTGGTTCAGAAGCCGCAATACGATATCGGCACGACCCATGGCGGCATCCAGCACGGCGGCAACGTCGGGGCGAGCGCGACGGATTACAAGGTGCTGCTGAATGCCAGCGCTTTCACGGCGGCGGCGACGACCGTCCCCTGCGTGATGCAGCTTGTGGACCTGCTGAGCTACGCCACGCTGACCAACGCGACGATTTCGACAACGGGCACAAAGACGCTCGTGAATACGGAAGCCGTGACGTTCTCCTCATCGTCGGGCCTGCTGATGACCACGGCGGCTGATTACGACACATACACGCCGGTCAGCTTTACCAACTCAGGCGGCGCGCTTCCCACGGGCCTTGTGGCGGGAACGATCTACTGGACCATCCGCGTCTCGGCCACGACCTCGCGCCTTGCCACGTCCCTGACAAATGCGATTGCGGCAACGGCCATTGCGTTCACCGATGCAGGTTCGGGCACCAACACGATGACCGTCCGTCATCCGCGCTATGCCGATGGGGCAGGGGTTCAGGCGCTTCTGGTCGCATCGACAGCGGGAACGGCGGGCACGGGGACATTCCAGCTCACCTATACTAACAGCGCGGGCACGGGCTCACGCACGACGCCATCTTCGCCAGCCTTGCCAACAAACAACGCCACTTCGCCGCTTTTGGGCGTGCCATACAGCGGCACAGGTTCGGGCAAGTACGGCCCGTTCTT